GAATCTAGGGAACATCCGTCTTACTGCCTGTATGCCTTCTGCCTTTGTTCTCGGTCGTTGTACAGTCCTAAAGTTAATGCCCATCTCTCGGGCTACTTCCTTCCTGCTACGGCCTGAGGTGAGCTCCCTGACTTCGATGTCGTGTGGTGCAAGGTGAGACCCTAACATCACGTTGTTGGTCGTCGCGTATTGATTGAGCCATTGTATATAGTGCTCCATGCCCTTCGACGTGTTCTCATAGTACCCAATCAGTCGGATCTCTTTGCCCATGGCTTGGAATAGCCAGATAGACATAGCATCGGATATGCCTAGATCCCAAGCTGTGTGTACTTGTAATGATGGTTCTATCGGTAGTCGTCCAACCCGTCCCTGTTCCTTTGCAGCTGTCAGTTGGTCAGCATAGTATGCTCCAGGAATCTGTGCCTCGAACGATCCATAGAACTCTTGCTGGATCAGTGCCTCATCCATGCCTTCGAGTCGTTCGTTATCGATGATGTCACTACTGATAACCGGTGAGCCATCGGCCCGTTTGGTGTCGTTGATGGTTAGATTCTGGCAGAACCACTCATTGGACTTCTTGGCCATCTGGTAGAGACTGTGTCCGTGATTCTTTCCCCGTGGCGTGTAGATGAATACAGCCCAACCACCATTCTCAGCAAGGATCGGCCTGATATATCCCCATGCGTTCGGATCACACAATGACCACTCATCGAAGATCACTCCGACCGGATTGGATCCGACTAGGTTGTTGTAGTTATCGCTGCCGGTGAGCTGCCACGTTGACCCGTTCACCAGCTCTATCAGCATCTCTTGAGAGCTTGTGCGCTTGCGTATGGCTTCGGGGAATACTTGGCTTAGGATGGGCCTGCCTTCGCTGTCTATACCGCTCCAAATGGCTTTACGGGCCTGTGTTTGCACTGGGAACAGATGCCAGTACGTTCCGACCCGCTTAAACATTTCTTTGGCAGTAAAGTTTAGAGTTGCGGCACCCTTACCGGCTCTACGATGCCACACGATACAGGCACGCTTGGCCCCTGAATCCATGGCCTTAAAGAATGGCAGCTGATGCGGTCGTGGCTCCCATTCATGTGGGATCGATATCTCAGGCAAAACGGCCCTCTCCTGGATAAATGTACAGTACTGTATGGATGTCCAGGTTAAGCGTTCTTGAAGTCTGAGACCTGAATCACTAAATCGCCACCATCAGCCCCTGAAATCTCCACAGCCTTAACGTCACCTAGATATTTCCCGATCAACTTCAACTTGATATCAGCCGCAGCTTTCAATCGTTGCACCTGAACAGGATCCAATTCACCTTCAAGATTGGTCAATTTTTGTGCAATTTCAGTAACATGTTGAACATGACCCTGATTAGATAATTGCTCTCTCAGTGCTTCCTGTCGGATTGCTCTGTTCTTATGTGCTGCTGTTGTTCCCATGGTGTTTATCCTTACCAAAGATCTTGTCCCAGTTGGCCGAGTATCGAGCCCGACTCTCTACAGTAGTCTTTCTAGCATGATCACCTTTACCACCATGTGACCAATTAGGGAAATGCCTATCAGCAGTTTTCTTGTCTAACTTATGGCGCATATCAGGCATGTTTCACCCTGTTAAATTATGAGCATAAAAAAAGAGTTGACATCTTTTTCGGTATATGCGATCGTCTGTAACCAGTGGCATCAATTATAACTTAATCAGCAAGGAAATACACATATGTCAACACGAGCAACTTATCAATTTATCAGCGAATGGTCAGGCACTCATACGGCTTACATTCATCACGACGGCTACCCCGAAGGTGCGGCAGAATACTTTTATGGCACCTCAACAATTTTAAACATCAACGCTTTTATTCGGTCGAACATTAGAGCCGAGATGACCGCTTCGCACGAAATCCACGGCGACACTGAGTACCGTTACACAGTCGAAGGCACCCGCCTTATTGCTCAAAAACGCGTCAACTTTACCGATAAATTTGAAACTTTTTGGAATGGCAGCGTTGCTGATTTTGTCCAAGAATATCGTTTATCACGAAGCGCCTAACACAACGGGCCTTCGGGTCTACCAGTTAGGGACTGGTACTGACGAGGCCATTAGGCCGAAACCCAAAACAGCAAGGAGTAACACATGAGTTTAGCAACCGACACAATCGTTTTATACATTGTCAATACACAAGAATATTACAACCAAGCGCAGGAAATACTAGAACGCTGCGGCGATTCGTATGACGCCTGTATTGAGCTTAAAGACATGGTTGATGAGATCATGTTCCCAAAAGTAGCAGGACAACCACAAAGCGGTGATCATTTCTTTAGACAGGGTATGCTTCTTGAAGCGTTGTCTCAGGTCAATTGGCGCGAAGTTTACGAACAATTGACCGAAGATTAAAACTTATCCTAACACAACGGGCCTTCGGGCCCTTAACCAATCCGAGGGGATTATATTATGCCAACACTTTTTACACTTTGCGATTTTGAAACGTACACTTACCGCGTCCCAGCCTTTGCCATAGCGCCGCTACGGTATACCGACTATGCAGGCGTACAGGACGACGAGGAGGCATTCGTTGACAACCTGAAAGAATGGCTCAATGAAACACACGGGGAGGGCACCGCGTGGCATATAGGCCACATATCAGAGCCTTATCATGGCCGCTCTGACTTCGAGGGCATAGTAGGCCAAATATGCAACGTAGACATTGAGGTAATAATATGAACCGATTAACAAAAATCAGCATAGCCGTGGCAGTTGTCGCGGCCTTGCTATGGGTCTCAAGTTGGGACTATGACCACGAGGTCACCATGTCCAAAGAGTACCGATATAACGTCTGTCTAGGGTACTGGCCGGACTATGACAACTTGAAACCCGACTGCGAGGGCGTAAGATGACCTGGCAGCGCCATCCCCAATCAACTAGGCCAATGAAAAGAGGGCCTAAACCATCAACGGGCAATTGCTCATCGATGGCCGAGTTAGAATCCGAGGTGGCCAAGCGTAGGGCGATAGGGTGGAGCGCAAACCGCATCGCTAACCGTTTTAAAATAAATTGGCCAGCCGCTAAACGTATTATCACAAAACTAGAGGGCAACACATGAAACCAACCCGAACCGAACTGTTAACCGCATGGATGACCCTAGTCAAAGTGCGCGAGACTTACTGCCAGCCCGAGGTCGATCAATACGAACAGACCGTGTTGCTAGACGTTCTTAAAATGCTGGACAAACTACAACAAATCGAGGGCAAGAAATGATCAAGAAACAACTTGATAAACTAATGGTGCCACGCTTCACAGGCGGGGCGATGATTGTGGCTTTTTTATTCGGGTATGTTTTCGGAGTTATTCTTATCTAATGGGTGCGTAGTTTTAGAAGATATCGGCCCATTGATTTTATGATTTAATGTAATTATAATTTGGATATCAGTTAACCGTATACCAGTGCATTAAACTGATTGCAGGGGTCTACCGCCAAGTAATAGTTATCACCCTGTTAAAATTAGAAGAACCCAGTTTAATCGCTGGGTTTTTTTATGTCTTAGATTTAGTGGCCGTTTCTTTTTCTATCAAGATCTGAGTGTAATGCACCACTTTTCGCAAGTCATCGACCCCACCCTTGGCACGCCACCGGCTGATATACTTCACAACATTTGCTTCACACCATCCCAAATTATTGGCGAGTATGTATTCAGTGGGCTGAATCATCATCAACTTGTAGTGGTTGCCGCCTATCTGCTCGTCAAATGCGCTCATTTAATCCGCTCCACGTTTACTTTTAATCGTCCTTCTTCCCCGAAGTCTTTGTGAAGAATCACGCATGTCATACTCCGAGAACTGGCATAGCCAGAGGAAGCGTGCCAAGCGTCTGCGGGTGCTAGGATGTTCCAAGACTCGAACAATGCGCCGCCATATTCCTCTTGGTTCTTGTGATGAATGTGACCTGTCCATACAAAGGTGTGCTCCGCTTCGCCCCATTCTTTCCTGAGATTAGACACGATTGACCCGTGAAGATTGGACATCTTAATCCTGTCGCCGTGATGGGTCACAACTAAATTCTTACCCCACTGCCACCAGATAAACTTGCTGGCGTTATCGAATACGTGAACACGCGGATCGTCCTCGAAGTACAGTCTCATAACCTCATTCAACCACAACGCAGCGTCAGGATCATGATTACCACGGACGTTAACA